CCCAGAAATGCGTAAGAACCGCTGGAGTTTATGCTGCAACTCTCGCCTCCCCCCAGAAATGCGTCTAATCCAGCATTGGTATTTAGTGTTCCGCAAACTATGCCGCTACGAGTTCCAGAGGCCACTTGTGTGGCTGCACTCCTAACTTGCTGCAAGTCCGTGGCATTTGCGCCCCTAGCGTTGCCAGTTGTGGCCGCTCCCGTAGGACGCGCCCCGACAATAAAAGCCCCGTTTCCCTTTGGGGAAAACACCAGCGCAGAGTTAGTCTGCCCGCTGTGCTCGTTGGTAATGGCTACGTTGTTCTGGGTGGAGGTGGTCGCGTCGAGGATGTTGATGTCGCTTGACTGACTTGTGCTTCCGCCCGTGCCATCGGCGCGGAGGATGGCGTTATCGACGGAGCCAGTGGTCACGCCGCCTGCCGCCGCCCATGTCTGGTCGCCGCGCAGGAATGTGCCGCTGTTGGCCGTGCCTGTGCCGAGCCGCGCCGTTCCGAGAGTCCCGCTGGAAATGTTGCTGGCGTTGGTGGTGTCGGTGGTGGCCGAGGCGGCGAGGCCGAGAGTCGTGCGCTGTGCTGCGGCGTCTGCGTCATCGAGGAGAGCCTTGCCTGCTGTTGTAATGTCGCCGCCGAGCTTGGATGTTCCGACCGCACCCGAATCAATCGTCCATGTCGCGCCCGATGCGCTGACCGTGATGTCGCCTTTGTCGCCATCGGTGACGCCTGCGCCCGTAGCCGACAACTGCCCCGCCGACAGACTCAAGCCCGATCCGATTTGGATCTCCTCGATGGAGCCTGTGCTGGCTGTCGTTCTTCCGAGGATGCGGGCCGTGGCTTGGGTGAGGCCCGATGATGTTATTGAGCCAGAGGCGGCGGCGCCGAGGTTGGTGAGGGCTGAAGCTGCGTTTGTGCCGCCAAACTCCAGCCCGCCATCACCCAAAACTCGCGTGAAGTTGCTGCCAGACCCAAGTGCCTCAAATGATCCAGTAAACAAATCAGCGACTGTAACCGAAGTAAACTCAACTGCATCCGTTGTGTTCAAATCTTGGTCAAAGATAGGGTCGCTTCCGCTATTAGCGTTCAAATGACTTGCGGCGTGGGCGTTCGGGTCGCGGTCATCCGAAAGCCGCGCATCGTCGCCAGCGCAAAAGCTCCCTGCCGCCGTGCCGAAAGAACCCGCCTCGATAACGCCGCCACTGCCTGTGCGGAGCGGGAGGTTACCGGTGGTGCCGATGGCTCCCGAGTTCGTGATGTTGCCGTGGGCGTGGGAGGCTGGGGCGGTTGTGGTCAGCGCGATGGTGCCAGAGACATCCGGCACCGTCAGCGTGCGGGTGGTGCCGGTGGTGATGCCGGAGAGTTGGAAGGCTAGATTTTTGGAGCTGTCGCCGTTGTCATACAGCAGAAAGTTGGCGTCGTTGAAGACATCCGGCAGAATGCCCGCGTAGGTCCAGTCAGTGGCGCGTGTTCCGGTGGTGGCAACGCGAATGTAGATGCCAGCGGGCTTGCGGTTGATGAGCCAAGTGCCTTCGGGTTCGCGGACGAGGTAGGCGCTGTCTACGGCTGGCGGGTTGGCGGTGGGCAACGCGCTGAAGTTTTGCACCTCGCCGTCGATATAGGACGCGCCGCCGCCGCCTCCACCTGAGCCGGTGAAGTCGAAGTTTCCTGTCAGCGGATTGAACTTGATGGCCATTAGCTGCGGGTCACTGTGGCGATCTTTGCGTCATCGCTGGACGGCGTGCCGCCGACATAGGTGAAGGTGAGCGTGGCGACTGTCTGGCTGCCTTCTTTGTAGACCACCGTGGAGAGATTGTTCGTCGTGGAGACGTAGCTCAGCTCAACGGTCGTATGCTGAGGGATGTTCAGTCCGGGAATGTTTCTGACTTGGACGTTGGGGTTCATGGGTGAGCGTGGAGCATGGAGCTGGGAGCGTGGAGCCAGAGGCGGCGGGTCCGGAGGCCCCGCCCTACCCCGTTACTCAAGTTTCTAGTTTCAAGTTTCATACTTAGGCGGCGGCGGGGGTTGCTGTTGACCCACGGGCCGCAAAGGCTCCGCCCATGGATTGGGGCTGGGACGCCAGGGCGGGGACGGCGCCGGTTCTCCCGATTTGGGCGTTTTGGATTTGGGTCATTTGGAAGTTGAGGGCTTGGGCTCTCGCATCGACCATGCCTTTGTAGATTTCGTCGCCGGCGTAGCGTTGCTGGAGCTGAGGGTTGGCCTGGATGGCGCTTTGGAGGACCTGCAAGCGGAGCTGGGGATTGACGCCTTGTTCGGGTAATGGGGGCTCGATGCCGGCGCTGATCTTGGTGAGGGCGAGTTGCTCGTCTTCGGCTTCCTGGGCGGTGGCGACGTCTTGGCTTCTTACGATCATGGCCGCCAGGCTCGGATCGACGGCGCCGACGATGAAGTTGACCAAGCCGGCGCGGTCGATGACGCCGGCGACGTCGAGGGGAACAGCGACTTTGGCGATATACTCGAGCTTTTTGCCGAGGACTTCGGCGTCGAGGTCGCGGACGTCGAATTCGGCGACGAGGTCGTAGCGGCCTTGGATCTGCTCGCGGCTCACCTGGAACGGGGCGGGCATGGCGCCGGCGACTCGGGCGATCTCGGTGTCCGAGACATATTGCTGCATCAAGGCGAAGGCTTGGGCGATGACGGCTTTGCTGCTGCGGAGCCAGCGGTCGACCATGGTTTGCTGGGTCAGCATCGTCAGCGGCTGCGGGACGCTCTGGCTGAAGCGGCCGAAGTATTCGTCGACGTCGCGGCGGGTGCTGGCCTCGATCTCGATCGTGCCGCTGTCGAAACGCGGGGGGTCCATCCATCCGAATTCGCCGGGCCTTCTCTCCGGGATCTGGGCGCCGGGGCCGAAGATGAGGTTTAGTTTCCCCCGGTTCGCCGGCACGCGCACGGGAGGAAGCACCGCCACTGCTGCGCGGTCGGATCGGAAATCCCTTTGGGTCTTGATCTCATACTGCTGGCTCTCGAGCAGTTCGGGGACGCCGCGGCTCTCGAGGAGGTTGCGGGAGATGCGTTCGCGGGCGAATTCGACGAAGGGGTAGTCGCCGTGGCTATACGGCAAGAGTTCGCTGACGGCGACTTCGTCGGCGACGCTTTCGTGCAGGACGGTGTAGTGGACCCTGGTCGTCTGGTCCTTGTTGAATTGCTTCTGGTAGTAGTGCCAGAGTTCGATCATCTCGCGCTCGGTTTCGAGGTTGATGATTTCTTGCCGGTAGTAGTTGCGGATCGGACGGCGGTAGGCGCCTTTGTGTTTAAGGGCTTCTTCGACGAAGTCTTCGCTATAGCCGTCGGTGACGATGCGTTCGCGCAGTTCGGTCTCGGTGACCATTTCGCGCCAGGTGACGTAGCGTGCGCGTTGGAGGTCGCTGGTTTGAGGGGGAAAGTAGATGTCTTCCCATGGCTCGAGGGCGACGAATTCGGGGCGGTTCTCGAAGAGGTAGGGATTTTCGTAGGTGCAGGCGCCGGTGTTGCGGAGGTCGCGGACGCAGCTGAGCTTGCCGGCGGCGGGGCCGATGAGGTCGGCGAGCATTTGCTTGGCGTCTTCTTCCTGGAGCGGGTCCATGATGCTCTCGAGGAGGATCTGGATCATGGGGTCGCCAGTCTCGGCGAGCATGGCGGCGAGCTGGTCGAGGGTGATGGTCTTGGATTCCGTTCTGGTTGTCCGGCGCCAGAAGACTCCCATCACGGCGAGGCCGTATTGTTCCTGCATTTGCGCGAGGAGTTCGACTTCGCGGCGTAAATCATCGGCGCAGTGTTGGAAAAGCATCCATTTCAGCGCGGTCTCGGCGCTGACCTTGGCGGCGTAGTCGCTGGACTCGATGGGCTGGAGTTGGATTTTGCTGCGGAAGAAGGCGTTGGTGAGGAGGGCGACGTTCTCGTTGCAGATCTGGTCGGCGAGGCGGACGCGGGCGTCGCTGGCGCCTTCCCAGGGGAAGGCTTGCTTGGCCAGGGCGGAGGAATGTTTGCGTCCGTCGGGGGATTGGCCGGACCAGATGGCGTGACGGACTTCGTAGT